CAAACCACCAGCACCACCGCCGCCGCCTGCCGAATGGCCTGCACCGCCTGAACCACCGGCACCGCCGCCGCCTGCAATCAATAATACATCGCAAGCAATACTTGACCCAGATACTCCTAAAGTCCCATTGCTGGTAAATGTTCGGTAATAGTAAGTAGCATCAGAAGTAAGAGTTCCACCCGTTACGATTGGTTTTGCAATGGAATTAAGAACTGCCGCAATCGTGTTGCCTATCATTATGCAATACCGCCCACGATTACCCATGTATCTGTTCCAGTCTTAATACACGCGGCAGATTTGTATTGACCAAGAGTGGGAGAGGCCGGAGTTGCACCGGCACTTACCACGGTAGTAGTTCCGCTGGTAACTGCGCTGATTGTTGTAGTACCTGCACCGAGATTTAATACGGTGATAACCGTGCCGGTGGGATGGGCTACCGAAGCATTAGTTGGGATCTTAAATGCGTTGGCGGATGCGTTGTTCATTGTCACCAGCACCTGATAGGAGTCAGTGAGCACCGTGGTGTATGTCGCACCTGTCTGAGTGTTAGCGGTGAACGCGACTAGGCCATTGAACATGGCGGCAGTCATTACGTCACCGGTTGCGGCTGGAAATCCAGTTGCCATTTGATTGCTCCTTAGTAAGAAAGAACGTTTGTACCGAGGACTCCATAAAGGCTTGAGCCAATAATGAAACCATCAATAATAGGTTCGAGGGTTATGAATGTAGTTTTCCAAGAGTTTGTTGTAATCCGGTGGGATACGCCAAACACTTGCAATGTCTTTGTGATGCTCGAAGTTGTACCCGGTGCAGTACCAGGTTGAGTGGTGGTGATTGTTACTGGATCAAAGTAATCAAGATCGAGGGCGGCAGTTACGCCGGCATCGTAGTTATTGGTATAAAGATCCAGGGTAATTGCATCGCACCGAATTGAAGTATCTTTACGAGAGGCAACGTAGGCTTGGGCATAGTTAAGTGCCTCGCTGGTTGTCTGCATAAGAAGGTTCTGTTGGTTATAGGAATGCAAGAAGTAAAGAGCAATTGAAGTCGCATCACTAGCAGTTTGTGTGGCTAAACCAGTAGCCGTAATATTGGCTTGGTTATAGATAAGAACGTCGTTAAGAATCCACATGGCATTGAAGTAGGAGATACCGGTGCCATTGTCATTAAATACCGTGGCAGTTGCATTGACCGAGGCCGTAGTGAAATTACGGTTGGCGAATACTGCCGTACCTTCTCGGCTAATGTAAAAGGCTCCGTACTCGGTGATCTCGCAAGTCTGCATTGCCTGTAAAGAGGTTCGAGCCGTTCCGGGATCTGCTTGAACTGTCGTTTGGCCCGTTTGAATTGATCGCATAGCGTTGGGCCATGAAATCGAATCAAGAATCTGACTTACCCTCGCTGAAGTCAGATCACCAGCGGCGGAACCCGGAACGGTCGAAATTTGCGCATTCTGAAATAGTCGAAATCCATCTACCGCAGTAATGGTCGTGTACACCACGTCACCGACATACTTTGGGGTAGTGGTGGAATAACCCGTGATGTAACCGACAAATACCGGATAAGTCACGCCATTACTTACCGCCGTGATCTGCACCTTACGCATAGGGTTGAGAAGGCCAAAATAGGGACCCGATATATTTTGGGGGTTGAAGTCCCCGTTCATATCAACAATCCGCATAGTGAGTTGGCCAGTTTGGAATTGATCGCTCTGAGCATCACGGCCGCGGATAGTAGTGATCTGATCTACCTGGTTGGATACGTCCACAATGATTCCGGCTGAATCGGCTAATACGTTAGTACCAAATACACCTGATCCAATGATGAAGGCTTGCGCAAATGATGGGCCAGTTGAGAAGTTTATGTATGCCTTGACGGTTGGAACGGTCATTGAACAAGTCCTAAAGATCCAGCATAAGAAAGATTCATGCCAAAGCGTTGCAGTTGTTGTACGGCATCTTGAACGACCGTATAGGCATTGGAAGGATCGAGGGATTGAAGATTGATTGTTACGCCACCTGAAGCGCCAACACCGAGGTAATCAATGCCGGCATTGGATACGTCTGTGGAAACTGTTTTATTTGGCATTTGTTCGTTATTACTTTTTGGTATTGGTGGCACCGTTGGATCTGAACTATTGCCTTCGGTACCGCCGCCGGGAATACCTAGATAGTTGCCGTAATTGATTGATTTGAGAGCAGACATAGAATCCGCCGCCAACTTAGTTGCGGTAGCGGCTTGATCCATTGCTTTTCGCAAATCATCGGTGGCTTTGGCCGCGGCTAACTCGCTATTAAGTTTGGCAAGCGTGGCAGAAGCGCCAACCTTTGTATCGTCAAGAATCTGCAACTTAGCAAGAATTCGTGCCTTGGTTTCTTCATCGGTGGCAGAAGCCAACGCGGCCATAAGTCCTGCTCGTTCTACGTCCATCTTCTTCTTGAGTTCGGCTAAGGCCGTTTCATCTTTAGAAGCAAGAGCAGTAGCAATATTTTTCTTATTAAGTAAATCTAATTCTGATTTCTTTTGAGCCAAGATCTTTGCATCAATAGCACGATCGCCCAATGGTTTCTTCGCAAGGATTGCGGCTTCTTTTGCTCGATCGCCGCCGGGAAACGCGGACTTATTGGTTGCAGTAGTTGCCTTGGCAAATGGATTGATTCGGCCTAATGAAAGAATTAGAGTGCCAAGATCAGCAAAGCCTCCAAGAACCTTTCCAGTAAATTTGAAGATTGTTGACAACGCTTCGGCTATGCCAAGTAAGCCATCGGTAAATCCTTGCATTCCATTCGGTCCACCTACGGCCGCAAATGAATCCAATAATCCTTTACCAAGAGTTTCTTTTACGTTGGACATAGCAACGTTAAAATCGTCTACTTGCCGGGTATAACCGCTACGACCTAATGCTTGTCCCTTGAATTTTGTATCCAGTTCGGCAAGAAGTTTAACCATGTCGCCACTCTTAAGATTGGTTTCACTTAGTCCAACGCCTAAACTCTTTAATCCTTTAGTCTGCCCGGCATATGCCTTGGCAATCGCTAGTGAAACTTCTTCAACGCTTTTTCCTGTGCCCGAAGCAACATTGAGGGCAGTATTTAATCCTTCTTGAGATTTCTGAACGCTACCTGTAACGGTAAGTATATTCTGAAATGCCGGGCGAAGTTGATCATCTAGTACACCCGTGGCCTTTTCAAGATACTTTATGTACGCCTCAACGCCAGGAGTGGCAAATGCGTTACCGGTATTCTTTAACTGAATTGCTAGAGACTTGGCGGCCTTCTCATCTGCGGCAAAGGCAATCACTGAAGCCTTACCAAATGCCGCAATTTTCTGAGCCGCAAATAGCCCGACTACTTGTTTACCTAATTTATTAAGTGACTTGTCAAATGCAGTAAGTTGCTTTTGACCTTTGAGTAATGCCTTCGCATCGAAGCGAGTGACTACGTTTACAAGAATATTTGCCATCACGTAGCCAATGTGTAACTAGATTGGTTCATGTAATCACCTTGATTGAAGGTGAGACAAGCAGCGTTGATCGCATCAAGAACGCTTTGATACGCCTTACCATGGTCTTGATCCCATGCTTTGTAAAGGAGGCGGCCTCGTTGCCTACCTTTTCCATATAGGGGAGTACCCATGTGCGATATAAAATATGCGCCCGCTTCCGGGTTATTTGAGTGAGAGTAATAGTGACTGCCGCTTTTACGGTTCCAAGGTTGACCATTGGGATTCCTGCGGCCTGCAATTTCATAAATCTGACCCGCAGCCGTGGTGTTGGCTACGTAGTAAAGCGCCCTAAATCCTTTGGCATTTGCCTGGCTTGCTCCCTGGCGATAAACGATTCCTCGTTCCACTTCGCTTGCGTTGTAAAGAGGGAACATGCGCTGAGTAGTCTTCGTGCTGATTTCTCGGAACATGGAAGAGCGAGGTGAGATCACACCAGGCTTGGCGTTCATATTCCAGGAAGTTAGATTCGTTGGTTGCGGACTAGGGACCATGGCACGTGCCTTATCCCGGATAGGAATCATGGCCCCTTTAATCTGCGCATTCATGTTCTTGTGAACGTCCGGCGCAAATTTCCGCATGAGTTTAAGAGTGTCGGTTAGCCCTGTTATTTCTACGGCCATTCTCTATCTCCTTTGCTCGATCCTTAAATACTTGGATCATTGCCTTGAGCATTTCTGTATCAAGGGCGATGATGTCTTGCGGCGAGATCCCTGTCTCAATCGCAATCTGAGCGATTAGGTAGGTAAAGGAATCCCGCGTTAGCCATTTTTTTCGTCGTCAAGAACCTCTACTTCACTGAGTGATTCGAGGAACTCGACTCCGAACATCGGCACTGTCGTTCCACTTTTACGTAAGCATTCCCACGCAAGCCAATAGACATCTGATTGTCTTTCAAACTCGCGAAAGGTTTTATGAATGCCACCCTTAAACTGAAGTTCAAAGGCGTATTCGATAGCGGGGGTGATTTGATGGATCGTTGCCGTTCCATCTGCTTTTGTGATCTTTAACCGGGCCATGGTTATTTCTCCTTAGAAGGATCCTGTTGTGGTTTGTACGACTGTGCTATTGCAGGTAAAGGACATGCTGGAATTGCTGATGTCGCCAACCGCACCGTTGAGAGGTGTGAGGTTGTTGACAATGATTGATACGGTGTAAAGAGGGTTAGTCGCACTGACGGCGGTTCCCTTTACTGGAAGCAATACTGCGGTAACGGTTGTACCGTATGCGGCTTGCAAAGTTGCTTGAACACTTGATGCTGAGAAGTCGTTTAAGAAGTCCAGGGTTAAAGTGCTTGATTCCAAGCCCTTTGCGAATTTGTGTGCAGTGTCGCCAAGAGCAGTTACTTCGAGTTCATCAAAGTTCTGTGTCAAGGTAACGCTAGTGACGTGATCGGAAAGGTCAACTGAGTTGATCTTAACGCCAACGTTATTTTGTAAAAAAATTGCCATTCTTTATTCCTCTGCTTTCTTGGCGATTGGTGCTGGTTGTTGTACTTGGCCGATCTTTTTTAAGAAGGCATCATTCTCTGCTTGCCATTTAGCAAGATCTGGTTCGCTCATGGTTAACTCCAACTTGTAAGGATTGCTATGGATAAATCTGCCGCGAGCAAGTCACCTGATTGAAGGCTGAGAACCGCCGGTGCAGAAATTTGTGGGCCATTGAATGTCAGGCCAGATTGCGACATTTTCTGAAATACTGTAATCATGAATTTTTCAAGGGTTTGTAAGGCTCCGGAATTGTCCAGCATTGGAACGAACATGGAAATCTTAAAGTGAGCCGTTGGGCTAATTGTCAGATTGGAATTGTCATTGGATGTCAGTGCAGGATCATCCCAAGAGATCACCACTGAGTTTGCAAGCGGTGTCGGTGGTACGTAGGAAAAGGTGCTCCATACACCAGGATTCGCCAGTGCGGTGGCTATCGTGGATCTCAGGGTCGTAATCGCAGGAATTGGCATAGTTATCCAACCATCGATCGTGGACCCATGTATGGAGCGATGAGTCCGC